CTGTGATAGACTGGAAGTGGATACTGCCTAATGACCTGAACCAAAGAACAAGAAGGAATCCTGTGATGGTTGAAATACTGAACAATCAAAAAGAACTGAAAAGGATGATTAAGGAGATTGAAAATGAGAAAAAAATTAAAAACCAAATTAACTAAAAAAGAAAAAGAGAACAGACTTCACGATTATCTGCAAAAAGTGCGGTGAGTTTAATGAGATGGAAAAAGTTTAGAAAGAAACCAATAATAGTAGAAGCATATCAAAACAAAGACAGGGACAAGGTAATTAATACCCTTGAAGGACAGATGATAGCAAAGAAAGGAGATTGGATAATAAAAGGCATCAATGGAGAGATATATCCCTGCAAACCTGACATATTCAAAAAAACTTATGAGGAAGTTCCAAGAGATTGAAGTTGAGAAGAAATTAAAAAACTATAGGATAGAAGAAAAGAGCAGAGCTTGCTGAACAATCAAAAAGAACTGAAAAGGATGATTAAGGAGATTAACCGACAATAATATATAAACTTTATTAATTATTTTGACCATAAACAAATATGCCTCGGAAGGGATACTCAGCCGAATACCTTGCCAAAAGAAAACTCATAACAAGTTATGGAGAAGAGAATGTTATAAAAACTGCAAGTCAACGAGGTATCCCCGACTATATAATTCTGAACCCAATCATGGGTATTGAAGTAAAGTCTTCCAGAAAGCCGAAGGTCTATATCCAATCCAGAGATATAAGACAATGGAGGGCAACTTCTAATTGGATGAAAAAAAAGAAAGCCCCTATTTTCTATTGGATGGTAACCAAACAAAAAAACAAACTGAATATCAGTATCATTACCCATGATAGGTTCGGAAGAGAGTATATTGAACCCTACATCAAGAAGCATGGTGATGTTGGCTCGGTTAAGTATAAAGACAGGAGGTAAGGTATGATAACCAATAAGATATGTAAAGACTGTGGAATAGTTCCAGAAGACGCAAAAGGAAAATTCCTTTACGTAGTGATTGATGAAAGAAGGATACCCGTTGGTCTTTGCGAATCATGTTTAAATAAAAGATTAGGACGGTAAAGAATTTGACCGAATACATTAGTTGGTATAAATTTGAACTCGGGATGAAAAAAATAGCTGAAGATATCAAAATCTCAGGAAAAGAATATACCGGAATCTATGGAATACCCAGAGGTGGTCTAATCCCTGCGGTCAGGTTGAGTCATTTGCTCGGGATACCATTGACCACAATCTTAGATGAAGATACTCTTGTGGTTGATGATGTAGCTGACACTGGAGCTACTCTTCTTGGATATGAAACATACGATAAGGCAACTCTTTACTGGAAGCCAGATTCAGAGATTAAACCCGAGTATTATGCCTTTACCACAAGGGAATGGGTCGTAATGCCGTGGGAAGAAAAATGACCACAACTGACCATAAAACTTATATACCAGAACTATCATATACTTAACTATGCACTCAGTAAGCGTCAAGGGACATTTTTACTCAGCACACCTTCTGAATGGATACAAAGGAAAATGCAAGAACCTGCACGGACACAATTACTTAGTAGAGGTAATTCTACAAGGTAATGAACTCAATGATATAGGAATCCTTTTCGACTTCAGTAAATTGGAGCACGAACTTAACAAAATTCTAAATACATTAGACCATACAACAATACTGAAAGAATGTGAAGAAAATAAATCATTAATTGAAGTATTAAAATCAATGAAGTCACAGGTAATTCTATTTCATGACAATCCAACAGCAGAAAATTTAGCAAGGTATATATACAAAAAACTCAAGAAAAATTTCTTCGGAAATAAGAAAATAAAATCCATGCTCAGAAGTGTAAAGGTTTGGGAAACAAACGATTGTTTAGCTGAGTTTAAAGAGGAGGTGCAATAGTATGCCAAAGCAGGATGCAAACGATGGGATAATCTTCGTGAGCTACAAGGAAGACGAGAGAGGAAGGCAAATAAAACCAGCAATGTCATACATAACCCCATTATTGATGCAATCAAGCAACAGAGATAAGGTGTTGATAAGAGCAAGAGGAAGAGCAATAAGCAAGGCAGTAGATGTCAGCCAGATAGCATTAAACAAATTCCTAAAGGGATGGGGAATGGGCAACATATCAGTAGGAACAGAAGAATATGAGAAGGAAGTCACAGAAAACAATCAAACTTCCAAAGTAAATGCTAAGATATCCTACATAGATATTGAACTCATTAAGAATAGGTGATATTAGTATGGGACACCAAGGGTATTGCGTGAAGTGCAATCGAGGTAGGAAGAAAGGTGAGTGGAAACCTGTTGAGCTTGTAGACGAAAAAATAGAGACCAGAGAAAGATGGTCAAGGAAGCAGAGAGTCAAAATTAGATATAAACTGCTCAGGGGAAGATGCCCAAAATGCAATACACCAGTAACAGTAATTATTGGCAAATAATCAAGAAGTGATAAAATGAAGGTATCAGACATTTTCCATAGTATTCAAGGTGAAGGAGTGACAGCAGGTTATCCAGCAATATTTATACGATTGGGTGGATGTAACCTTAGTTGTTGGTTCTGTGACACAAAATACACATGGCTATTCTCAAAGGAACAGGCAAATCATGTTAAGGAAGACATCAAGAGATTACAAGCACCAATACCAAGAGACCTAAAAGTATACAACCCAGACTTTGAACTGAAAGAGATGAAGCCCGAAGAAATAATAAAAAGGATAAACAAATTCAAATGTGATAGGCTCGTGGTAACAGGCGGAGAGCCAATGCTCCAACAGAGAGAACTCCTTGACTTGTTTGTCAAAATGAAGGACAATACTTCTGTTAAGTATATTGAAGTTGAGACAAATGGAACCATACTCCCTGATATTTTGATTAGAAAGCATGTATCTCAATGGAATGTGTCACCCAAGATTAGCAGTTCAGGGAATAAAAAAGAACTATGGCTCAACCCCGATGTGCTGATATTTTTCTCACAGATACCTCATAAGGCATGGTTCAAATTCGTGATAACCTCACAGAAGGATATGAAAGAAGTATTCAAATTAATCAGAGATTATAATTTGATGCCTGACAGGATAATACTCATGCCAGAAGCTACTACCTCACAGGAACTCAAAGCGAAGTCACAATGGCTCATAAACATCTGCAAAAAACATAATTTTATATTTGGAAATAGAATACATGTGCAAGTTTGGGGGCAACAGCGGGGAATATGAATGGCAGAGAACAGAAATGTAAAGGACGACCTCAGAAAAATAAAGAATTGGTTAAGAAAGCAAGAAGTGGACGAAGGAGAAGAAATCCCATCAAAAAGCAAGGAAAGAGTTTACAGTGCTATGGCAAGACAGATAAGACAAATCAAGCCATTACCCACAGGGAGTTGCCATCTATGTGGGTTCTATACCGAGGACTTGATACCTATTCCATTAAGAATTTGTCCAAGATGTTTCAACAGGTTCACACGAAGAGGTGGAAACCAGAGGATACTAAACATTCAATTCGGAGCTTACTCATGTGATGTATGCAAATCACAGGCAATACATACTGTGACTATAAATCCATTGATATGTTATAGGTGCTTGAGAAGGATAGGGAAGGTGCATAGAATTGGAAGTAACTAAATTTGAACAGATAGAAGTGAACTTTGACCCAAAGAAAATAAGAGAAGCACTCGGTCTGGAAGACGACTGGGAGCTCGTCTGGATAGACAAGATACCATCGGATTTCAAGAGGGAGACCAAGGGATTCAGGGTAACGTTAAGGAGAGTGCTGAAAAATGGAGATGTCTGAATGTAGAAAAAATCAGGGAGGATATTGATTCATGAAAATAATAAAGAAAAGACTCGGTGAACTGAAGAAGGCACCATATAATCCGAGAACAATATCTAAATATGATATGGATAAACTCAGAACATCGATATCGAAGTTTGGATATGTGGAACCAATAGTTTGGAATAGACGAACAGGGAATGTAGTTGGCGGGAATCAGAGACTGTTGGTATTAATGGAAACAATGAAATTAGAAGATGAAATAGATGTGGTAGAAGTAGACATGCCTTTAAGCAAGGAGAAGGCACTGAATATAGCATTGAATAGAATAAGCGGCGACTGGGACGAGGAGAAGCTGTCGGAGGCGATACAGTCGATAATGGATGATGACAACGAGCTTATTAAACTTACTGGAATGGATGACGAAGAAATAAGCAGATTAATAGACGCATATAAAGAAACAGAAGAGGATGACTTCGATATAGAAAAATCAATGATGAAACCAAAATATAAAATACAAAAAGGAGATATATACCAGTTAGGACAGCATAGATTGATGTGTGGAGATGCTACGGATAGCCAAAATGTAGATAACTTAATGGGTAACGAAAAAGCGGATATGGTATTCACCGACCCTCCATATAATGTTAATTATAAATCAAAGTCCGGACATGGCTACAATACAGGAAAATATAAACATAAAAAAGTATTTGATGATAATAAGAAAGAAGAAGATTATAAAAAATTCATATATGATATTGTCAATAACATAGTTAAATTCACAAAAGAAAAATGTCCAGTATATTTTTGGCTCGCAATAAGATATTCAAATATTGTTACACAAGCTTTCAAAGATAACAACTTTTCAGTGAATTCTTTCATAATATGGATAAAAGACCATCTTATAATGGGACATGGAACATACCATAAATGTTATGAGTCAGCATTATATGGATGGAAAAACAAAAAAAGACCTTATGAAGCAAGAATATTAACATCTGGAGAAGTAGATTTATGGGACCTAGATAAAAAAGATTTTGAAGAAAGATTGGATATGTGGAAAATAAGAAGAGATATATTTTCAGAATACAAACACCCAACACAAAAACCAGTAAAGCTTGCTGGAAGAGCTATAAAAAACAGCTCAAAAACAGGTGATATAATTCTTGACCTATTCGGTGGAAGCGGTTCAACCTTAATGGCTTGTGAACAGCTTAATAGAAAATGCTACATGATGGAATTAGACCCAATCTATTGCTCGGTCATAATTGAGCGATGGGAGGCTTATACGGGTAAAAAACACAGGAGGATTACGGTCAAAAATTAAAAAATTTAGATTTTAATATTTAGATTCGGGAATCAATACTATATTAATTAGATTAAAAAAATTCATGTATTTGCGATAAAAAATTCATGATGGGGGAATTACAATGGCGAGTCGGAGAGAAGTCGAAAAGAGAATATCTATTGTGAAGCGGTCACTAATTATGGGAATACCCCTGACTCAGATAGCCGAGGAACTCGGAATTTCTACGAGGCAGGTTGCCAATTATGCGAAGAAGATAAGGCAGGAATCGGGAGATGACTTCAAGAACATAAACATCGAGAACGAGATTACGGATTTTCTTTTCAAGAACACCCAGCTCATAAATGAGGCTATGAAGCTATTCCACAAGTCGAGGCACGACCCATCAAAGGTCGGGGCGTTGAAGCTGGCGGGAGACAGACTCGACAGAAGGTTAGAAGTTCTTCAGAACTTAAACATCATAGGTACACAGTCTACTGGGAATCTCTTAGCAGATGAGATTGCTGAATATGATAAGGTCTATGCTTACCTCATGGATAAACAGATGAGTGATAATCGTGTCCAAAAATCTACAACCGTCCCAGTTAGCAGAAAAACATAAACAGAGTCATTTCCTTGACCCTGTGAATTTTGCAAGGATAATTTTAGGAGTAGAGCTGTATCCATACCAGAAGAAATGGATTAGAGACAGAAGCAAACAAAAAATCTTTGATGCAGGAAGACAAGTAGGGAAGACCACAGTAACAGCGATAGAAACTATCTGGGAAGCATTTTGTTTCAGAGACCAACAGATACTTATCTTCTCACCCACATGGAGGCAGACGACAATCCTCTTCACAATGATTCTGGAAATAGCCCGAAGCAATCCAATAATTAGAAGGCATATAGTCAAGGACACAAACACCATGCTGTTCTTTGACAATGGCTCTAAGGTGTTCGGCTTAACAGCAGGAAGGACAGGATTACCGGGAAGAGGTTTCTCACCAACAAAGGCAAAGTTTGACGAGGGAGCATTTATACCAGACCAATCATTCACAGCATTCATTCCATTCCTTGTGAGACATAAGGCACATATTGAACTACTCAGCACTCCCTTCGGCAAGAGGGGATTCTTCTACAATGCCTTTATCCATTGGAAGGGGTGGAGCAGGCATAAAGTGAAGTCAGAAGATTGCCCAGACATGAGTAAGGAAGACATAGAGGCAGAAAGATTGAAAATGACAGAGAACGAGTTTAGACAGGAGTTTGAGGGTGAGTTTATAGAGGAAGTAGATGTATGGTTGCCAAGAGAACTAATACTACAGTGTGTCAAGGAGGGACTTGCTGTTAAATTCACAAAGAGACCAGATTGTGAATACGTATGTGGACTTGACATAGCACGATTCGGTCTGGATGAAACAGTATTCACAGTAGTAGAGAAGAATCCAGAAGGAGAGGGTCAGGTTATCTATATAGAGGCAACACAGAAGAAACCAATAACAGATACCATAGGAAGATTGTTACAACTCCATAAAAAATTCAATTTCACTTCCTGTTATGTTGATGAGTCAGGACTCGGTGGGGGAGCAGTAGACATTCTGAAAGAGAAGGACATACCCGTGAGACCCATAACCTTCACATTACAGAATAAGGATGTCATGTATAAGAATCTTAAAATGCTAATGGAACAGAAGAAAATCTGGATACCCAACAATCCCAGACTCCTTAACCAGTTAGCCACACTTCAATATGAGTTCAGTAGCAATGGACTCGTTAAAATACACCATGAAGAGAATGGACATGATGATTATCCAGACTCGTTGGCTCTTGCTTGTATGTGCTTGAAGAGAGAGGAAGGAGGATTCACATTCCTTGAAGACGAAGAGAATGTTACAGGACTGTTTTAAAACCGATGTATGACAAGACGATAATATTAAAATAATATTAACGATAAACCTTATTAATATTAAAATAATATTATTAGCATGATTAAACGGAAAGTCTGGAAGAATAATGGAACAGGGCAACTATTAATAACAATTCCCACGAACTCTGGAATCAATGAAGGCGATGAAGTAATAATCTCTGCTGATGTTTCCAAAGAAAATACAATTAATATTGATGAAATCAGAAGGATAGTCAGGGAAGAAATTGAAAGAGCCAAAACTTATTAAGGAAGTAAACAAAATAATTAAAGAGTGATTGGATGGTTAAGATATTCGGGATTGAGATTGGTTCAGCAAAGAAACATCAGGAAGAGATAACTAAACTCCAGACACAAATTATGGAAGAGCAGTTTAATAATAATTTTAGACCTGTCATAGACCAAACACAAGTTATGGGCGATGAAATTGTAAAGATACCTTATTATCCATTACCTGAAAGACATTTATTTGATGTTGCGGCTCACTCAGATGTTCTAAGAAATGTAATCAGGGCATTGAATAAAGAGATATTCAGGCATGGGTTTGAGATAACAGAAAAGTTTGCCAAGAAATGTAAAGTATGTGGAAAAGAATTTGAACACCCTGTTGATGAATGTGACGAGTGCAAAAAAGAAGGCAGACCTTTCCATAATCTAAGAGACCCAAATTCAAAACAAAGGGAAATTCTGGAAGTCTTTCTGAAACGAGTAAACGACAATGAACAAGATATTATCAAGGTTTGTAAGATGGTGAACAATGATATAGAAACTATTGACAATGGTTACTTCCTTCTTGTAAAAGATTATTTCTGGAACGAAGAAGGAATGCTCATAGGAAGTTTACCGAGAGAATTGGTCAGGGCAGACCCCAAACATATCAGGATAATTGCAGATGATACAGGAAGACTCGGAAGAAACAAGGCAGGGGAGATAATAAGAACCTGCCTTGAACATAGAGAAGAGTTTTGGGTAAAAAGATTGAAATGTCCACGATGTGGAAGAAAATTATTTCCTGCTTACTATAGAGGACAAGCCCCAAATGGTAAATATTTATTCTATATCAAAAACGAAATATACCACACCTCAAAATATATGCCAAGCATGGTTTATGGATTCTCACCTATCTTCTCAGTCTGGATGAAGGTAAATACATTGATGTATCAAGACCGATACATGTTGGACTATTATCTGAAACAGAGACCTCCAAGAGCATTAATGTTCGTAAACACATCAAACATGAATTCCTTACAGAAAATGTGGGCATGGATGAAAGACCAATTTAAAAAGAATCCACATCAGATACCTCCGTGTGGTGTTGAAACACCCGGTAAAGGTAAATTCATTGAATATATTGACTTCATGAAATCCCTTGATGAGATGCAATTCATAGAGGCAAGAAACGAATTCAGAAGGTCAATAGGTTGTTATGATGAAAAAACAGAAATATTCACAAGTGAAGGATGGAAACTTTTCTCAGAACTTACAGAAAAGGAATTAGTAGCAGAAGTTAATGACAACTTAACAATCAATTTTGTAAAACCAAGACATTATTTCAAAGCAGATTATGAAGGAGAGATGTATAGTTTCAAGACAAAGTCTTTAGATTTATTGGTGACACCAAACCATAACATGGTGGTTGTCAATGAAAACAAGTATTACTCAACAAAACAAATGCAGATGCAGTTGAAAAGAGCAGACCAGACAAGAAGATGTATAATACCACAAACAATCGAATGGGAAGGGAAAGAAATAGATAAATTTACAGTTGCGGGACAAAAATTAAAGAATCATATACTAAAGCCGATAGTTCTTAATGGTGATGATTACTGTAAATTTATGGGCATATATCTTTCAGAAGGAAGTGTTTCAAAAGATAAATATTACAAAGTTCAAATTGCACAGTCAAAAGATAATAACAAAGAAAAATATGAAAAAATAAAGGAAATGATTAAATCTTTACCTTTTAATTATTTTGAAGTTAAGAATAAAGGAATAGTAGTGAATTCAAAACAGTTGAATGAATACTTAAGACAGTTTGGATATTCTGGAGAAAAATATGTTCCAGATGAAATAAAGAATGCTACAAAAAGACAAGTAAGGATTTTTCTTGATTGGTTTATTCTTGGAGATGGATACAAAAGGACATATATTAAGAATGGACATACAAATGAAAGAATAATTACTAAATCGAAAAAATTAGCTGATGATATACAGGAACTTTATCTAAAGCTTGAAATTTCAACGACTTTAAGAAAAACAAAAGAAGGATACTATGAAGTATCAACAAGACACACAAAAAACAATAAATGGAAAAAATACTCACGAATTAGAAAAGAAAACATAGAAAAGGAATATTACAAAGGAAAGATATACTGTGTCGAAGTTTCATCACATAAACTTTTGGTCAGAAGAAACGGAAAAATCGCAGTTTGTGGCAATAGTGTCTATGGGGTTATGCCACTATTCCAAGCCGATGTAAGTACGTCAGGTGGGCTAAATAACGAGGGATTGCAGGTTACAGTTACAAATAGGGCAGTAGAGGATGGACAAGAGGTCTATAACAAGGGCTTCTTCCCTTGGTTGCTCAAACAATTAAGGATTACAGATTATGTTCTTGAACTTGTGCCAAGCGAGGAAAGAGATGAAATGGCCGAATTGCAGATAGAAGCCCAGAAGATACAGAACGCAAGGATGATGCAATCAATGGGCTTTGATGTAACCCTTAATGAAGATGGTGATTTTGAATACGAACCAACAGAAGTACCAGTAGAACCTCCAACTCCAACAGAAGGAATGAGAGAAGGAGTTCCACGAATAGGGACAACAGGACAGGTAGAACCTCCACAAAATATGTCAGGTGAACCTCCAGACATGAGAAGAAGTAAGGATGCTCCTATATCAACAACTACAACAGAAGTTACAAACCCGAGATATAATATGAGAAGAAGAGAGTTAGAGAAGTTCTTACAGAAAACTCTTGAAGATATAATAAAGGAAACTAAGACCAAAATGAGCATCAAAAAACAGGGAGAAGGTATGGGAGATATGATTAAATTCCTTATGGGTTCACTTTTCACAGGAAAATTTAAGGGAATATCAACGGAAAAATCAAATTTAATCAAAGAATATCTAATCAGAGCATTGACAAAGAAATATCCATTAACAAGGATTATAAATTATATAAACAGAAAGGGTGGAAAAAATATAACTCCAGAACAAGCAGAGACTATAGCCCGAACAGAAATTCAAGCACTCCAAAACAAAGCGAGGGAATGGTCTTATAAAAAAGTAGACCCACAGGAAAAGTTCAAGTATAAGTGGATAAATCCTTTGGATAACAGAACAACTGAAATCTGTAAAAAATTGGTAGCAAGGACAAGAAACGGTGTTTCCCTTGATACTTTAAAGAAGATGATAGCAGAGGAATCGAAACTTGCAGGATTTGAACCGAGAGAGTTTACGCCTCATATTGGTTGTAGGTCAACCTTCGTTAAAATATAGGTAAATGTGGTGGCAGATTTACCTACGAAATATAAAGTCCTTGACCGAGATTATATATTAGTATGGAAAAAGACTTTAAAGTTTTGGTAAGAGATATAAAGGAATCAGAAACTATAAAGAAATTTGCAGAAGATATGATGAATTTTATTTTTACTAAATCTCAGGAAAATCTCATTCAAAATGGTTCAGTAGACACGGGTTTTCTGCTTCGTAGTGGTAAACCACCGAAATGGGAAGGAAATACCCTTACTCTCGGCTACGATGCCCCTTATGCCCGCATGATAGAATATGGAACGCCACCACATCCTGTCTCTGGGAAACATTTTGTTGCATGGGTAAGAAGAAAACTCGGGATAACAGACCCAGAAACAGCGAGGGTTGCATGGGCAATAGCCACGAAAATAAAGAAGGAAGGCACCGACCCCAAACCATTTTTGCGTCCTGCAATCAATGATGCGATTGCCAAGTTTGGTCTAAAGATAAAACCAATAATAGAGTAACACTTTTAAGTAGGTTAGAATAATAATAAACTAAATGGAGGGTTATGGATGCTGGAAAAGAATTGGAAAGTCGCCTTGACACATGCATTTTATGTATTCGGACTTACTTTCTTCTCAACACTATCAAGCGAGTTCTATAAACTCGGTGGGAAAATAACTCTTGACCAATTCTGTTTTTGTTTCATGTCGGCTTTTATTGCCTTCGGTCTATCATTCTTCATTTCACTACAAGTCCAAAGTAAATCTAATTCCTATATGGAAGTGTCTCCATTACTTTCAACGAAGAAAAAGAAAAGATTAAAAGTAACTAAAACAAATAAATCAATTAAAGGTAGTTTTTGGGGAGTACTACTAAAAATTATTCATGCTCCTCAATATATTGAGGTGTATTAAATGGAAGATGAGATAATCATTGACCTTGCTAAACTGAAAAAACCTGCACAATTTCCTAAGGATGAAATTCTTGACGAAGATGACAGGCTTGTAAGAGGATGGCTCTCTGTTGAGACTAAGGATAAAGATGGGGAGATAATTCCTATTTCTGAATTGAAAAGGTCTATGAATACTTGGATGAGACGTGGAGGTTTTGTTACAGACCAACATTCCAATAGAGTTATAGGCAAGGTTCTGAACTGGAAGGAGGATGTCCATCCAAAAGTAGGAAAAAAAGGAATAGTTCTTGATTACCAGATATTTGATGACTACACTATTGATGATTCAGTTTGGAATGATATCAAGGCAGGAAAGAGGTCTCTATCCTTTGGTGGCAGGGCAGTAAAACAGCCAAAGATGGTCAAGGATGAACATACAGGTGAGGATGCTAAAGAACTTCATGGGATAGAAGCATACGAGGTTGCTTCTGTGATAGACCCTGCAAATAAATATGCTGAAAATATTGCTGTGAATTTCTTGGCAAAAGGAGATAAGAAAAAACAAATCAGAACAGTAGGGATGCCAAGAAGAGACCTTATTGCCTATGAATTATTTAACAAACCTTATGATGAACTGTCAGATGCTGAGAAGGAACTTGTGCATCAACGAAGGATGGCTGACGACAAAATAAAAGGAATGGATATTCAAAAACCATTCGCAGGTTACAAAAACTTTGCCGATTGTGTAAGCCAGAATCAAGACAAGCGTGACCCAGAGGCATATTGTGCGGTAATAATGAGAGCAGTAGAAGGAGAGAAGGCAAAACAGGAAGAAGTTAAAAAACCTGAAGAAAGACCACCAAAGGCATGGTGGGATAGGGTTGTGTCAAGATTGCGACAAGTTTCAGGAGTCAAAGACCCTGAGAGACTTGCAGGGTGGATATGGTATCATCATATGAATAAAGACATCGACAAGATGTCTGATGATGATTTAACGAAGTTGATAAAGTCTGCTCCGACCATAAACGAAGCGAACAACGGCAAAACTTTAAAAGCAACTGAATATAATACTCATACAGGTGAAGGTATGGAAAAAGAAAATTTGAAAGATAAGGAAGAGGAAACCAAATCCAAACCTTCCGCCAAAACTGAAAAAACCGAAGAAAAAGAAGAAACTAAACAAGAAGAAGAAGCAACAAAGCCCGAGGAAGCAATTTCTGAACTTGCACAGAGAATTGAAGGAATAGCTGAGGAAATAGCAGAAGTCAAGGCAAAACTAGCTAAACAGGACGAGGAAGAGAAACCAACAGAAGAGGCAGAGAAGCCTAAAGAACCATTGGAAGATGAGGAAAAACAGGAGGAGCAGAAACTTCCGAAAGCACCGGCAGGTGAAACCGATGAAACTGCCGATGAAGAAAGCGACAAAGTTCAGATAATGGAAAAGATGATAAGTAAGAGCATAGAAAAGGAACTCAAGAAGAGAGGCATAATAAAATCAACAACTCCACGACCAAAGACTACCGAAGTTCAGAAGAAGGTAGAAAAGAAAGAGGAACTCGCATTAGAACTTCTTAACAAGGCAAAGAAGGGCGAATTAACACAAGCAGATATGAATAGAATAACAAAGGAATACATCAGAGAAAACAGCGAAGCAGGACTCAGAGAATTCTTAAATGAGGGGAGGGCGAGCTAAATGGCATACTCTAATGTCGTAAAGACCATTGAAGACTTGGAGAAACTGTTTTACTCAGTAAAAGGTCAGCAATTCCTACATCCAGATGACCTAATGATGCCATTTGTTACCAAAGATGCCGCAGTAACCTCAGGATTAACAGGAGTCTACAACGCTGTTTACGGAGTCCAAGCATGGGTTCAGGTAAACCAAGAAGCCAACACATTCGGAGTCCTTCCGAAAGTTCCGTGGGGACGCTCTGGATGGAGAGCAATTACAGCAAGAGGTAACACACGACCTTACGGTGGTGTTGCTGAAACAGGAAACATACCAGATACAATCAAGCCAACGTTTGCTGAAGTCAGCACCAAGCCAAAAATCGCGGCTGTCTCATTTGAAAACACAGAATTGCAGGAATTCTTGGCAACCCAATCAGACGACGACGCTGTTGCGGCAATGGCTGACCTGAGAACCTACTTTGCGGTAGAACATAAAGAAGACATAAATGCCATGCTTAATACACAGGGCGGAACAACAGCAAATAACAACTTTGAGTCAATAGATAGAGTAGTGGCTTCTTACGCAGAAAAGACAAATTGTAAAGAAAATGATGAATCAACAGCATTCAGCACAAACGACCTTGATATATACAGTCAAGACAGAGATAGTGGAGCAACATGGACAGATGCCTATGTAAACTACAGTAGTACAAGCGGTTCTGTGAGAAGTTTGACGGATTCAGTCCTTCAAGCACTTGTTCAGAACACATTGACCAACGGAGCAAACCCAAACGGTCAGTTCTTTCAGACAGGATACGACACTTGGGCGGCAATCAATCAGTTGTATGACCCACAGGTTAGATACAATCTGATAGGAACATCAACAATTCAGCCGGGTGTGAACGGAATCAAGACCCTTGAAGGTCGTGAGGTCGGAACACAAGTAGCAACACTTTTCGGCAAACCAGTAATCATATCAAAGGATACAGTTCAGGACACAGGCGGTATATCCAGAATATACCTGCTTGACACAAGCAATCCAGAAGGATATGACATACCAAGATTGTGTATAAAGATAGCAAAGCCAACACAATACTTTGAGGCAGGAATAAATGCAGGAACACCACATGCGATAAACAAATTCGGTACAGAAGGAACATTCAGAACAATGGGTGAACTTATCTGCACTTTCTTCAAGGTTCAGGGCAAAGCCAGAGACTTGAAGGCTTAAACAAGCAGTTTTGCGGAATGGTATTTGTTGGATTTATTACCCCGATTAATTTTCCAAGAGGGTTATCATACTCAAATGCATTTAAACACTTAAAACTAAAGGATAATTACATGGCACGAATCATTTGTATAAGTTTGGATGGAGGTTTAATCCAGTCCAATATATACACCACACCAAAGGGAAACGAATATCTATTTCAGAAAGGTTGCCCTACTGATGTAAGAGACCCAGAAGATATAGAATTTTTCGTGAAGAAAGCAGGAAATGGCAAATTCTTTAAACGAGTAGATGGAGTAGAGAAAGTCAAGAAGAAGGTTAAAGAAGTAGTTAAAGGTAAAGAACCCGAGGTAGAGAGAATTGAAGATGGCTCAAAGGATGGAACACCAAACCCAGACAAGAAGTGGACAGAAAAAGAACTTTATGACCTAAACAAAGTAGACCAGATAAAACTAATTCAAAGACTTGGTGGAAGCAATAGCAGGATACCAAGATACGAGAAAGATAGGGTAAAAATGATTCTGAAACTACAAGGTAAACCCGAGGTGTAAGATTAAGATAGGAGGTGTTTGGAATGGCAATATCAAATACAATAATAAGAAGAAGTGTATTCGGTAATATGCGAATCGTTGTAGGTAAATCTATACTGAGTGGTGGCACTAATACAGGAGATGCAGTAACAGGATTGAACAGGGTAGAAATTTTCCTTCCAATAACAGGAGGTTCTGCACAAAAAGGAATAGCAGTTAATGAGACACTTCCACTGTCAAGTGGAAACGTTACAGTAGTTACTGAAGCAAACGATGCAACATTTTATTGGCTTGCAATAGGTAAATGAAACTTATAAACTATACCGAATAATTATAGTTTAGAGGGAAATTAAATGAAAGGGAAGTTAAGACATTTACTTGGAACATCAGGAGGGATTTTACTCCTTTGTATATTTCTTACAGGATTAGTTATCGCAATAGGAACTGACCATGTTGAATACTATACTCCAATTAATGCTACATGGACAAATGAAGCTAATTACACAGCAGGATTCACAGGTGCTTGGAACATGAGTAACTTTGATAAATTAAATTATAATGGTGGGAACTATGTGGCTAACTGTACTCTCTATGTTGGTAATTCATCTATGAGTGGTGGAGATAATCTTACAAGAGATAGTTATTATTCTACGAATGTGAGGGCACATACAAATGCTGTGAATGACACTGTTTTTAATATGACCCTTGACCTGAAATCATTAGGTATTGAAGGTCTGTATTATTGGACTATAGAATGCTATAACTCATCTTTGACCCCGACTTCTTGGTATCCAGAACCAAGGACGCTTTACTTTGATAACTCAACAGCAGATTGGTCAGTAAAACTTTACATAGATGGAACTCAATATACAAATGCTTCATGGACAAGTGCGACTTCTGCTGTGTGGGAAGTGAATGTAACAGAAAACGGAACACTTACCAACGAAGTCTACACAATCACAGTTTTCAATGCCTCAGATGCTCCGGCAGATAATGCAACCTTTGTCACGGATACAACTACCAATGCCACTGCAGTTAATATAACACAAACACTTACCGATGGAAACTATACAATAGCAATTAGTGTGGTAGATAATGCAGGGAATACGAATACAACCCAGATGGGAAGTATGAGTGTGGGATGTTATCAAATAAATGTAGACCAGACCAATCCTGTAGTTACATTCTTGGCAACATCAAGTATCACAGATAATGACATAGTTTCGTATGATGATTGGATATATATAAATTACACTGTAATTGATGCCCATCTTGAAGACATGATGTATATTGATTTAGGTGGAACAATACAAAATATAAGTTTGAGCAACAACTGCACAACATACAGTACCGATGGATATTATTGTGAATTTAATTTCACAGATTTGACCAATGTAAAAAATTCATACATTGATATATTCGCAAATGACACTGCAGGCAATATAGGATATTCAGCAAATTGGACATGGTCATTGGATGTAGGTGAAACTCCAGTAATAAATGCGACAAACAATTGGACAATTATAGATTCGGTTATAAATTTCAATATCACAATCTGGGATACTACTCCAACCTACTGTACTGCAAGAATTTATAATTCTTCTAACAATATCAAAACCACAATTACAGGAATAATTAATGACAACACAGAAGCATTAAAATTCTGCACAGGAACAATTTCGGCTTCGGATATATCAGATGAAGGGGCATTTACAGTAGAGTTCAATCTGACAGATGGTGCAGGGACAAGCGTAACATCAAATAAGTCAGGAGTCTTAAAAAACCTTTACGATGGTTGGAATCTTGTAACTTATACAAACAATAGCGGAACAGTGGAAGATATTTGTGCTTCTATTGAATACTGTACAAAAATATCAGACTTTAATAATTCATTGCAGAGTTTCAGAAATTACCTGACCTCAGTTCCTGACACGAACAATGATACAACTATAAACGTGAGCGACCCGATTTACATTTATACATCTGCTGATGATTATCTGCTCATGGAGGATTATCTTCCAACAAATCAAGCCACATGGAAATATGAAAATAGAACTCTTTATGACGGCTGGAACATTATAGGTCTGCTTTATAATACAACTGTAAATACAACCCTTTATGCTTTGACATACAATACATCATTATGGGATATAGGCGATTATCCAAATGGGTGTGGAGACCCGAGTAATTATCTATGTAACTTCACATGGGTAACGAAGATTGATACTGATGCTAATAAATACCTTACCTGTGGAAGAACAGCAGGTATTTGTACAGGAACGAGTTTGGTGGCTTCACAATTATATCTTCCGAAAGGATACGCTGTTTGGGCTTTAGTGAATGATGCAAATCGTAGCGTAATCAATATGTCAAGGATAATAAATTAATATGGATAGAAAAATATTATCAATAGGTGAGATAAGAATGAAAGTAGGAATCTTACTCTGTATATTGATGACTTTCGTTTTAGTAGCAGATTTAGTTCAGGGCATATCACAACCAATACCCATAGGTGGAGACCTTGACGGAACTCTTGGAGTTCAAAACAGAGATATAGAGATAACAAATCTCAGAACAGGAGATGTCATAATAACTAGAACAGCAGGTTCAGGTGGCTTTGTAATAGACGGTAACAACTTTGAGAAAGGAACACTTATTGGAGATTACATCAAGATGGTTATAAAGGATTGTAAAGAAAATCCGAAATGTGAGATAACAGTCCAATATATAGGTCAAGATGAGATAGTTGTTAAGTTCAATCTTGAAGGAATAGAACTTCCCTGCCCAACTGTTGTTCCATGTGATTCATGTTGCCCTATCTGTGATGAATGTCTACCAGAGGCAAATACAGAAAATTGTGTAGAGTTTTGTAAAGAGTATAATGAATGTGAACCATGCCCACCTAAAGATATAAGCGGTCTTATTGTAACAGCAGTTATTAGCATTATAGCAACTGTTACTGCTGTTGGCGGAGGTATGAAGTTCTATAGAAAAAAATCAGGTGAGATAGCCCAGATGCACAGACACAATGGAATCAAAGCATATCATGATATTAATATAAGGCATAAAAACCCGAAGTATAGACATAGACTTTTTAAAGATGACCCTGCTGGATTCATGGCTGATGTTAAAAAAATCAATGAAGAAGGAGGTCTGATATAATGCCTGTCCAACCACATCCAATAACGATAACGGTCTATGATACGGACAATACCACTTTAAAATCTGGAGCATGTGCCTATGTTAGAAATTGTACCAAAAAGACAACTTCAAGTATAGAAACTACAAATGCAAGCGGAGTAGCAGTTATAGACCTTGCAAACTTACCTCTGGCAACTGGTCAAACAGAAGAATATAGCACAGGGGATAAAATTCTTATAATTTCTTACAATGGTCAGAATCATGATGCCGCAATGTATACAGTTACAGGGACGAGTAAATCCCAGACCCTTTACCTAAATCCCATTGTCCATACAGGCGGAGGTAGTTCTGAATATGGAGATACGGTAAGATTGATGCAAATTCTTACAGGCAATACCGATGGTTCAAACGCTTATTATATAAAAGTTTGGGCAATAGATGATGGTGAGTTACTTGCTCATATTGAAACAGATTCAAACAGTTCACAGAATGTAATATTTGGAAGCAAAGGAAAGGGATGTAGTGGCGGTTTTGTAGTTGAAAGAGAGAACAAAGCTGTCATTGTCACGGCAACATTTAAATAAACTGAGGCAAATATTATACTATGAAAGAGGGAATTGGTGTCAAAACGAATGTTAAGATAAGAGTTAGGAAATTCCATCCAGACCCACAAGGAACAGAAAAAGGAGCACATGACGGACAATCTGGATTCTACGGTGATTGGCAAGAATTTCAAGCCCATAATATTCTTACTAATGCAGGACGAGATTTTTTGCACCTTCAAGGATATGAAACCACAGGACTTGGAACAAATGGTGGAAATTATATAGCACTTTCATCTAATACCAGCGCTCCTGCCGATGGTGATACCTCATTAGCTGGTGAGATTACCAACGGCGGACTTGCAAGAGCACAGGGCACAGTTTCTCATAATGCAGGAGAGAATACAAGCACAATAGTAAAAACATTCACAGCATCAGATACCCATACAGCAGTTCAGAAATCAGGTCTATTCACAGCAAATACAGGAGGAACTCTAGTAAATGAAAATACATTTACTTCTGTGAACCTTGAAAATAATGACCAGTTACAGGTAACGTGGACTTTGACAATCGATGACTGACCAACTTAGTTTTTAAAATCCGACCATAAACGACCATAAACTTATATATCTGGTCACCAACTAATAACATGGCAAAGAACAGAAACAGCAGAAGAAGACTTCAACATCAGCAACTCCAGAAAAAGCCAAAGATATGTGTATGTGTACCTGTTTACTATACGATTCCAGCACATTTCTTTATCAATTTCATAGATTTACTTTGTAAGAATATGTCCAGATATGTTCTTGAATGCATAATTCAGCAGGACATTCCTGTTGATAAAGCAAGGAATGAGATGATTAAACTTGCATTACAGAAGAATGCTGATTATATTCTCATGCTTGATAACGATAACCTTCTCCCCAAGAATGGACTTGATAGATTGGTAGAAGTAATGGAACAGGAAAAAGCCGATTTCGTAACCGGAATTTATTTTGAGAAGAAGAAACCATACTATCCTGTGTTAAGAGAATATCATGATGGTGGGTTCTGGAAGATAGAGAACCCACCACTCGGCAAAGTAATAAAAATAGATGGTTGTGGACTCGGTTGCTGTCTGGTAAAACCCGAAGTCTTTCGTAAGACCAAATATCCTTGGTTCAAATTCAATCATGAGAGATGGGGATACAAAGATATTCAACTCAGCGAAGACCTTTACTTCTGTCGGCAGTTAAGAGAAAAGGGATTCAAAATGGTCTGTGATACTGGTTTAATATCTAGTCACATAGGTGGAATGATAGATGCCTTTGAATATATGAGCATGAAACCAATTAGACAAGCCGCATTAATAGGAAGAGAAGAAGCCATAAATGATATATCTGAGTTCACAAAGTTAAGCAATTACGAGACTAATATGAGGATAATGGTTGGTTCAACACTGATGGCTAATGAATGGAAGGAGAAGAATCCAAAAACTACAGAAGAGATAAAAAAATTCTACAAGGAAACAAAAAATTACATCTATGACCTATTTTACTGGCATTTCACAACAAGAAGGCAGTTTGATATTGAACTTATCACAGGTCTGCAAAAAATAGCACAGAAAAATAAAACAAACCCGAAAGATATAAGGATACTTGACTTTGCATGTGGAATCGGTCAGAATGCATATATGTTGGCTCAAAAAGGATTCAATGTAACCATAGCAGACCTTGATGGTTATACCCTTGACTTCGCAAAATTCAGGTTTGATAAACACAAACTACCCTACAAACTATGGAAGATAGATGTTGATAAGAAGCCACCCGAGGAAAAATACGATGTTATCTGTTGCTTTGATGTTTTTGAGCATCTGCCTAAAAGCGAGTTCAGGAAAACAATAAAGAAACTGATGAAATTGAAACATGAGAAAACAAAAGTTCTTATTACAGTAAATTTCGGCAAGACAGATACTTATTTAATGCACTTTGAATCAGACGAGGAAACAATAAGATTAATCAATGAATTGGCAGGAAAAAGAATTATATAAACTTATAAGTAAAAACCAATAAATATTTAAGAGGGAAATTGATAGCTTGAGAACTCTTAGATAAAAGCAAATTATAGAGGCGATTAAATGAGTTGGGATGATACTAAAACTGTTAGTGATTTAATTCAACCTGATGACTGGAATGATTTTGTTACAACATTTAAAAATCATTCATCATCAACCACATTACATATATCAAACAAAATAGCAACATTTGACACCAATACTTATATAAAATACAATGATTCAAGCAAACAGTTTGAGTTCTTTATAAATAATACTAAAGTAGCTGTAATCAATTCCGATGGAAGAATGTTCGTAAAGGCAATAACTCAAGTCGGAGGAGGAAATTTACCATGAGAAAAACAGTATTTGTAATAACAACAATATTACTTTTAACTTTTGGAGGAGTATTGGCAATAGATGACTATACGAATTATTTTCATGATAATGTGTCCATATATCAGGGGTTAAATTATATTAATTTCTCTGTAACAGGAGCAGATAGTATTAATCTAACTGGAAACATAACAGGCACTGGATGGAATATGTTTTTGGTTTCATGGTCATTACTAAGAGAACTTCCTCATTACATTGCTAATAACTACACCAATAATAGCATTTACCTTGCTGGACATATATCGAGTTACTATACAAAAGATACCGGCATATCAGATGAAATAGTATCAGCCTTTGTTAACAGAACAGGCGACACAATGACGGGAAACTTAAGCATATATGACGGGACAAACTGGGTTAATATTACAAATGACGGAAACATAAACCTTACAGGATATTATTACGGAGAGCCTTTAGATGGCGGTCTTGGTTCGGGAATATTATCGGCTGACAGCATAAATAATAAAGGCAGGGTTGGAATACAATATCATGGCGGGCTATATATAGAATATCCCAACATGGTTGTAAGGCTTGTAAAGACAAATGGAACTGTGGTAATTTGTAATGTGGCTGGAGCAAACATATCAGTAGCTGACAACCAGCATTCAGTTTATTATGTTGATTCAAGCTGTTCAGTTTCAAGCACTACATTTTCAAATTATATAGCAACAAACTTATCACCCGGAGGTATATCAGACATATTTAATGTTATGTGCCATAACAGCAAATGCGAAATTTATTCTGGAAGAACAGTTCAGAACAAGCAAAATATACAGGCACGGAAAACCAGCTTAAACACCGAGCATTTAAAAATCGTCAGCGGAATGATAGAAGACCATGCCGATGATAATTTTGGATATTTCAATATCAGTACTGGGAAATATGTTTTTATAAGCAGTGTTGTTGATACAACAGAACAAGCAACCAATGTCAATGGAATGGAACTTATCTATAAATCAGGCGGAAGCTGGGTTTATGCCAATCAAAGCGGGCTTAACATAAGCTCATGCTCTGATGGGAATGATGTGATTGCATGTTCAAGCGACCTTTACAGGCGTTATTATATTTTCATGGTGGGTTTCTCTAATGGAATTGATTCGAGTGAAATACACCAGCTCATAGCCTCTGATTCGGATACTTATAACAATATAGGAGATTGTGTAGACGTTGAAAGCAATCCAATCAGCTATACACTACCTGACGAATTTAAATATGTTGCAATTCCGCTTTATTTTTACTGCGGAAGGAGCAGTGATACATCATGGCGTGACGGTTGGGTAAGGATTGTCAATGCTGAGCAGTCAGGCGGAATAATACCTGATTTAAGCCCTTATGCAAGGACTGACCAAGATGAAAACTGGGGTAGTTATAACATAACAGCAAACTGGATAATAGCCAAATTGGTATGGTCTTATTTAAGAGAGTTGCCTCATCATATAGCAAACAATTACACCAACAACACCATGTATTTTGCTGGGCATCTGCCGAGTTATTATACTGGCGGTGGCGGTACTGAAAGCATCTGCAATGACTATAACTGTACAAATATACTTTATGATGCCAACGAATCTTCGCTGAATGTGAATCAATCTGATTATCTGGGCGAACACATAGCA